TTCAATCAGTTTTTATGTGAAGTTTAAAACTCACCCTTATTATTCAAATCCACAGACTAATATTGGTCTGTTGAATACAACTGTGTCGTCTACATGGCATCTTACTACTACAAATCTTCCAAGACCGGATGATAATTCAGTTTCATTTTCTAGTCGTGGGTGGGCATTAGAGCCTACTTGGTATGTAAGCGCATTTCCATGTGGCATAGACGGATATATAATAAAAATTTCAATATTTGATGTAGGTTGGTCAAGTGGAGATTATTATAATTATTTTATGTCAAGTAGATGGAAGAATCTTTTGAATGGTTCTTCTATTTCTGCCATTGTATATGGTAATACTCAAGATTTACTTGCATTTGGTCCACCGGATACAATAGCTCAACAAAGAGTCTCATCGAGTTATATTCCTAGAATAACGAATACATTGATTCCAAGCAACAATGTAATTACAAACTTCCCACTTGCAAACTCTTCATCATACGGTGTAATAACAGATATTGCATCAAATACTTCTAGCAATTTTAACTTATTATTGTTGCAAAATCCAAACGACAATACAAATAAAATTGCATCTTTACCAAGTGGATATACCATAGATGAAACAACATGTTATAATCCATTTACTAGTTCAAAAATAACGAATATAGGATATGACAGTGTAAATAATATATACACTCTATTGATGCCTCAATCAGCATCTTATATATCTGCGACAACTCTAGAATCTTCTAATAAACCATCATGGACCGTTTCACCGTTTACATTTTCATCAAGCAACTATTTCGTGGGGACAACACAACTGACTGGTAGTGCGTATATTTTGATTTCTAGTCAAAGTATTTCTTTTGCACCAAACAATGTTTATACTGGATCATTACCAATATATACTTTACCCAGTATAATGTCCAATTCAATTCCCGCTATTACTGGTTCTGCTATTTATGGTATATCATCAAGTTCAACACCGGTCTCAATAACAAGCACAAACCTTAATGCGGTGACAAACATTTCAGGAACCAATGGTGCAGTGACAGTTGGAACAAATGGTGTGGTTCTATATACAAACAATTCGGGTCAAAATTGGTATAGAGTTGATTATCTATCGTCTGGTTCAAGTTCTCCATTAATATCAACCGTCGCATATGTTAAAAACTTGACATCGGTTGCTTATGATAGTTTTAACAAATTAATTTTTGCGTGTGGATCAGATAACAATACCCGTAGCGTAATTTTATATACAGCTATTCCAGATACTCCATATGATACAACTGCAAGTTATTGGAACTGGAGTTCTAGTTATTTTAAGTTTGCCGCTCCCGATGTTGATACTTCGTCGTTGAGTTCTATATATGTAAATAATCAAAACTCTACATTTTCTCAATTTGTGGCAGTCGGTAGTTGTAGTGTATCTGCATCCGCAAATATTATGTATAACCTATACATTCCGAACCAAAAGTATATAGCGAATCCTACCCCAATAATTGATGGTGTCAATTATAATGCGATTGGTATGGTAAATGGAAATCAATATTTATTGGGAGGATCCGCATCTCTTAACATATATATTCCAATAACAAGATAATTATAAAATGTCACTAGATTCATTAAATAAGCTGGATAGCACAACAATTGTAGACAACGATCTATTGATTGTTCAAAATAATAATATTCAAAGCATAGAAACGAAAAATGCTTTGGTTATTGATCTTGAATCATATATATTGTCGTCTTCCAATATAATAAACTCTTTATTGACCGGATCATATACTGGTAGTTTTGTCGGTGGGTTATCTGGAACCGCAAATTCTTCATCCATATCTAGAAACGCTTCATACTCAAATACTGCTCAATATTTAAATTATCCAAACAACAACACTTCGTCGTATTCAATATCATCAACATATTCTAATAATAATGTTATATCTTCTAATGCCACGTCGGCTTCGTATGTCCAAACAAGCAGTGTATGTACCACATCAAGTTATACTCCGGTATATTTGATATTGAGTGCATCAAATGCGACCACATCTTCATATTCATTGAGTTCTAGTTATGCAAATGCAACAGACTATTTGATTTATAATGGAACCGATAACGGTAAAGTATATAGATCAATACTTTCAGAATTTTCTCCGACGGCTTCATTTGTTGAAAATCTTTCATACTTAAACTCGTCTACATCGTCATATTCAATAAGCGCATCTATTGCCAATAACGCATCGTCTTCTCAATATATCTACAATGTACAAAACAGCAACACTTCTAAGTTTACTTTAAATTCTGACTCGACGGTGTTTTCTTATATTAATTTTGATATATACTACACCACCACCGCAAGTTTTGTAGTAAATGAATGGAAAAATATACAATCTCCAGGAATCGGAGTTGGTGCCGAGTCACCATATGCGGTAGTATTTACATCTAGTTTTTATACTCCATTAAGTTCATCAATATATCCATCTGTCGTATGTGATTTTTATATATCTGCATTTCCGAATTCATCTTACGTTGGAAAGATGTTTTATTTTAATAGATCATACGCATTTCCAATAAAAAATACAGGATTCGGCGTATTATTTAAGTTTGGGAACATATATACGACGGCGAGACAAGATCCTACCAAATTACCACAGGGGATATGGTCATCTTTAAATGGTGCGAATGTATCTGTCGTTGTTTATGCGCCTTCTAGCAACGTAAACTATCCACTCAATGCACCGGGAACATCTGTTAGTAATAATTCAACATTGTTAGGATGTGCTCGTTTATCATAAAAATATATGCCATATCAAATAACACGACTCAAAAATTTGACTGCTGCACAGATAGTTGATTCTGATTTGCTGTTAGTTACTCAGTTAAGCGGCAGCGGTAATTTGCCAGAAACAAAAACGATCACTGTCGGTGAATATAAAAAATATTTTCTTAGTGCTTCAAATATAACATCATCTTTTTATACCGGTTCGTTTCTTGGAAGTTTTTATGGAATATTTTCTGGGTCTGTTGATTCCGCATCCGTCTCCATTACATCAAGTATGGCGTCAACAACAAATCAACTCATCTATTCAATTAACAATGGAACATCTTCATTTGCAGATTCTTCTAGCTTTTCGTTCAACTCTTCATTGTCAACATATGCTGTCACAAGTTCTTTTGCAAACTCATCTTTATATGCAATAACCGCATCGTCTACCGTCGTAAATTCGCCCGCTAGCAATGCAGCTTCGTCAATTATATCCACTGGATCTGTTACTGCCAGTGTATCTGAAAAGTCAAATTATATAAATTATTCCATGAATAATGGCACGATATATCATTCGTTGTACAGTGACAAATCCGCATTCGCAGACTTTTCATCACAATTGTTGTATCCAAATACAACCACCATGACCAAAGCCATTTCTAGTAGTTATGCAGCATCTTCTGTGAGCGCTAGTTTTGCCACATCTTCTCAGTATTCTTTTATATCAACATATAGTCAAAATTTATCAAGCGGAGAAGCATTTGCATACGCAACTTTCGTGGTAAAAGGGACTTCTATGTCAAATTTGACAATAGTACCATTAAACTGGCATAACATAAACAGTATAAATTTGACTCAAAACAATTCGCCTCAGAGTTTAGTTTTTAGCATAAATTATACCGATCCAGTTTTGCCAGACAATTATGTATATACAAAATGCGATTCATCGCCATTGACAAATCTAACCAATCCAGATCTTACGGACGATATATCAACCATACCTACTGATTTAACCACTATGGTTAATAATTATATCACCGATAACAATGTGATGATTTCTTGTTGGGCAAATGGATGTTCATCAACGGTGGCAGAAGTTATCGTGTTCGGAATAAAAAGCCAAGGAGATGGTGACTATGGTAGCTGGGCAACTGTGGATCCGACCACATACATAAACAACACTGTATTTTCTTTCGTCGCAATAACCGGAGTAGCATCTGGTTCATTGGATGTCATTCCACCAACAACATTACCATTGAAGTGTTAATTTAAAAAAAAGTTGTAACTTTTTTTGGTTGATATATATTTATTGATGATGATTGCCATCATCCTTTTATGTCCATAACGGGGTAAAAGAACATAGGTCTATATAGACTATAAAATAAAGGTTAAATTATGAGTAACATTGATAAGTATCGTGCAAACGTCTTTAATAGAGACGAGTTTCTAACACCATTTGATCGTCTTTTTGACGAAGTTTTTGCAGCTCACGTTCCTAGTTTTACTAAGGAATTTGGCGTAGACTTTTTTGAAAAGGGGTCATATCCAAGAGTTGACATCATTGATCACAAAAACACAATTGAAATTCAAGCAGAAATACCTGGTCTTTCAAAGGAGGATGTATCTGTTGAAGTGATTGATAATGTATTGACTGTCAGCGGAAATAAAACCGTAAAACCATTTGATAAAACTCCGGGTGATTTTTCCAATTATCTTCGTAGAGAATTGAAACGATCTTCGTTTAGACGAAGTTTTACTTTGGGTGACAATGTTGATAAATCTAAAATAGATGCAAAATTTGAGAACGGAATTCTCACCGTAACGCTCAGTAAAGTCCAACCCTCAAAACCAGAAGTAAAGAAAGTTGAGATAAAATAAAGTTATATAAATAAATTGTTACGAACCCTCTCTTGTTATAAAGATGAGGGTTTTTTTATTTGTCAATATATATAACATATGAAAAAAATAATTTCTTTTGAAAGAACAGTTGGATTGTCTTCGTTATTTATCGCATGTTGTTCTGGATTTTTTAGCATTCTGGGAATCGGAATGTTGTTTAGTGGATCTTCGATTGCAGCGATGACGATGGCAAGTTCGCTGGAAATTGGAAAATTAGTTGCTACAAGTTTTTTATATAGATACTGGAATAGGTCTACATTCTTTCTCAAGTCTTATTTAATAACCGCCGTAGTTGTTTTGATGATTATAACCAGTTTGGGAATATTTGGTTATTTAACAGGCGCATATCAACAATCTGCTATAGAAAATAAAATAACTCAAGATAAAATTACTATCATCGAAGATCAGAAGAAATATTCACAAGATAAGATTCAGACTTCAAAAAAACGAATTGAAAATATAACTGTCCTACGAAACAGTCAAGAATCTAGATTAAACGAGAGTATGACAAACAGTTTGATTGCAAGAAATCCAATCCAATTACGTCAAATACAACAACAAACGTCAGATTTCATTGAACAAAGTCAACACGATATTGAAAATGAAAATCAAAAAATTCAAAAGGGTATTGATGAACTTCAATCTTTTGATAAACAAATATCAGACTTAAAAATACAAAGTGGAAGTAAAAAAGATATTCAAACTTTTAAATTTGTGGCCGACGAATTTGGGGTGGAAATAAATAAAGTGGTAAAATGGTTTATTATTGCGATTATATCTGTATTTGATCCGTTAGCGGTGTGTTTGTTATTGGCATATAATACGACGTTGACCCCTGAATCAACGGAAAATATAGATGAAATAGTCGAAACTGCAAAAAAAGAAGCAACCGAAGAAGTTCAAAAAGAAACTATTTTTAAAGAGATACTTAAAGAAGTTCCTGTCGAAAAAATCGTTGAAAAAGAAGTAATTAAAGAGGTTCAATCACCACAACCCAAAACAGGATATTTTAGTTTTTAAATTAAAATTAAAAAATTTTCACTTTTTAATTGATTTTTTCCATTTAAATACTATATTTAGATATCAGTTAAAATTATATATATGGAACAAACTGACATTAAAGAAGTTATCAAATTATTGACTCAGTCTCAAAAATTAGAAGATTGGGAAATGGTCGAGGAAGCTATTTTATACTTGAACGATTATCTAGAAGATGATGACGATGAAGAGGAATAAATAAATTATGGTAATAACAGTTATTATATTAAGCGTTATATTGACAATATCAATTTGTGTCAATTTGTATCTAGGCATGTCACTTGATCGAAATTTTGAAAGAATAGATACGTTGGAAAATTGGATAGTTGAATTTCGTAATGACGTGGACGTTACGCACAAAAGATTAAAAGAAGTAGATGATAAACAGATATTTCAAAAGGATGATGATGTAGGTTTCGTGTTTTCGGAAATTATAAAGTTGATTGAAAAACTCAACAAAAGGGCCGAATGAAAAAAAGAAAAAATAAAAAAATAAAGGTTACCAATTCAACCGTTAAGACAAAATCAACTAAACGGAAAAGTCGGACAAAATTTAATGGAATTGGAATTCTGAAAAAGAAAAAAGTTGTTTCAAAACAAAAGACAAAAAATAAATCCAAATTGGACAAGTCTAAAAAAATTAAACTTGTAAAAAAACCAATCATAAACGTTCCTGTAGAAGTTGAGTCTAAAAAGTCAAAAAAAACTTCTGCAAATAAAATGTATTTCACTGAAGAGACCGAACGAAGTATTATTTTATATAACAAAGAAGAAAGTCAAGAAGTTCGTAATGATATATATAACAATTGCATCAGACATGCGTTTGATAAATTGGTAGAAAACATTTTCAATACGTTCAAGTTTACATATTTCGACAACAGTCCCACTGAGATCAAAAAGGAAACTGTGGCACATTTGGTCGCAAATATGCATAAATTTGAAGAGGGTAAAGGAAAGGCATTCAGTTATTTCAGTATAGTAGCAAAAAATTATCTGATTCTTCATAACAACGGAAATTATAAAAAATTCAATCAACACGTAAGTATTTCAGAAACTCCTGATGAAACTACTGTATGTTTACAATCAGAGGATTCGTATCATAAAAATACCGAACTATCAGAATTTATGCAATTAATGATCGAATATTGGGAAAAGAATGTGACCAAAATCTTTACTAAAGAAAGAGATCTTAATATTGCAAATGCTGTTATTGAATTGTTCAGAAACGGAAATCGTATAGAATCATTCAATAAAAAATCTCTATATTTAAATATTAGGGAAATTTCATCGTGTAAAACACAACAGATCACAAAGGTTATTAACAAAATGAAACAATATCAAAGTGTTATAGCCAAGGCGTATCTAGATCGTGGCAATCTACAGCCAGAAACATATTAACAAAAACACAATCTGTTTCATATATATAGTTATATGGATCTAGATTTTGAACTTTTTAAAGGTAAAAAATATTCTTCGGTATTGAAGGATATTGTTATAAATTCTGAAGACAAGCGAAATCAAATTGATATATTAATATCAGATTTGAGGGGAATGATCAAAACTGCGAATGATGCAATGGTAATTGTTCCAATGATTAAAGATTATTTAGACGTAGGCGTCAGAAATGATGAACAGTTAATAAAACTTGCAGCTATCGTTCAAAGAATTATGTCAAATAATGCCTCTCCCGATGAAAACGGGGGAGGTTTTGCATTGAGTGATGATGAACGTAAACAACTTATGGAAGAAGCAGAGAAGATTACCAAAGAATTAAACACTCCAATTCAAATAGTCAAACAATAATATGTATAGAACCAACAAAATTGGAAATTCATATTCCCAACTGAATAGTTCAACTTATTCTGGGACTTACACCGACTCGGATTTTTATGAAATGGAACCTGGTGTTGTTCTTGATATTATTCTTGATGACTCACATCCAATTTTTAAATCTCCAAATAATTATCCGTCGATAAACCCAACTGATTGGCCAGATGATGTTTCTGGAAATCCTGCATTGCAAACGGACAAAAATTTTACGTGGATAGGACGTGCATTGGTTCGTCCATTGATATCACAACAAGGTGCAGATAAAGAAAAATTGACATGGGCAATTCCTTTAGAAAATACCGGAATAGTAGAATATCCCCTTGTAAATGAAACCGTAATTTTAGTAAATTACTTCAACACTTTATATTATTCAAGAAAATTAAATATAAAAGGATTCGTAAATAATAATGCGGATTTTAAGAAGGAAAAAATTTCTGGATTAAATTCCGGAAACAGAGAAATTGAAGTTTCTAACTCTGACAAAACCACTCCATATCAAGGACCGCTTTCATATACCGTTTCAAAAAAATACAAAAATGTAGATAATGTTGGTGTGATGGGAAGATATTTTTGGGCCAATAACAATATACGTTCAATAAAAAAATACGAAGGTGATTCTGTAATTGAAAGTAGATTTGGACAAAGCATCCGATTCTCAGCATATGACTCTAATCGACAAAATGATCAAAGTTCTCCACAATACAAGGATTATGTAAATAAAGATAAATTAAAAAATCCAAAATTTCCAGATTCCATAACAGGTGGCGGCAATCCTATGATTTTGATTCGTAACCGTCAAAGACCAATAAAAACAGACTCATTGGAGAAGAACACTGGCGGATTTATCTCAGAAGATATAAATAATGACGGATCTTCAATACACATCACATCCGGATTGACAGAATCTCAATTTGTTCCGACTATAAAAAAGACAATATTTCAAGAAGGAAAAGAAGAAATTTCCGCATTTTCTCCAAATGGATGTTCGAATTTTAAATTTCCGAAACTTACTGGAGATCAAATTGTAATAAATAGTGATCGATTAGTATTGAGCAGCAAATCAGAAGAGACTTTACATTTTAGTAAAAAACGATATGGAATCGCTACTGACAGCGAATATACAGTGGATGCACAAGATCAAATTGTAATTACATCCAATACAAAGACTGTATTAAATAGTCCAGCAATTTATTTGGGAGAATATGATGAAACAAGTGAACCCGTGTTGCTTGGACAAACAACTGTTGACTGGTTATATGATTTGTGTGATTGGATCTTAAATCATATTCATGGACACCATCACATTCATCCTCATCCACATATACATGCACATCCACACGTTCATATATATCCTCCAGCCGTGCCTCCAGTTCCTTTATATGTAGGAGCTGGACCAGGAACCGGAACATCAACTGCGGGTGGTGGTGGAACTAATATTATAAGTGGAGTCGGTGGAACGGATTTGGGACCAGTTTCAATTGAAAACAACGCTGATCCAATAAATACTGTAAGTGCGGATCCTACTAATACATTAGATGCCGATCCATATCAAACTCAAATCGCATCACAACAAGAGAGTTTGGCAGCTTTACGAGATTCTCTGGAAAAGATTTTAAGTAAAAGAGTATTTGTAACGGGTGGAGGATATGCACCTGGCAAATATGCAGGATCTTCTTTGAAAACTAAAATAAATACTTTTAGTGGAGAAGGAGTTCCTGGAGGTTATTATGGTAAAAATAGAGGACCAAATCCAACTCAAAACATATGATATCTTTGCCCCAACCTCCATCTATAGATGTTCAAAATCCACTCAGTGGAGTTTCCAATAGTGTCAATAATTTGATTGATACTACGCCTATAAACGTATCAAATACACTTCCAGACAAACGTGTATCTGGTTTAAAATTTCAAAAACCTGATATAGACTGTGCGAAGTATTCGTTGAATTCCTTGAAAACTTTACCAGTTCCATCATCCATACCCGTTCCTCAAGTGGGATTGCCTACTGCAAAAGATCTTACTGATAGAGCATCTCAATTTGTTCCTACGGTTCCGAGTTTGCCTACATTACCGAACGTTCCAACTGCACCGAGCTTGCCAAACGCTTCTAATTTGCCAAGTTTGACGATTCCATCAATATCTCAAGTTCCTATTCCAAAGGTTCCTACGTTGGACTCTATAAATCCATTACCAATTGATGTTAAAGTCCAGACTTGGTTGGGAGAACCACCAAAATTACCAAGTCTTGCTCAATTACAAGCAAATTTGCCCAATGTTCCAAAACCTCCATATTTTTGTCCGAAATGTTCTCAATAAAATATAGAGGAACTAGTTCGTAATATTGTCATTTTATTTAAAAACAGTTTGATAATTATATAGTATATGAAAACAAGTGAATTCAAATCATTAATACAGTCTGTAGTTCAAGAAGAGTTAAAGAAATCGTTACCATTGATGATTCCAAAGATTTTGACTGAAATTTTATCCAACAAGTCAGAGTCAGTGGTTTTGAGCGAACGACAAGAAACTTCAACGATTATACCTGCAAAGAAACAACCAGTTGTAGTCAAGAAGGAAGAAAAACGTCAAATTAAAAAATATACCAATAACGATCTATTGAATCAAGTTTTGAATGAAACTGTAGGCGGAGTTCCTAGAGAGGGTTCGTATGTTTCATTGGCATCACCATTGTCAACTAGCGGCATTTCTCAACAATTTATTAACGATTCATCCAACGTAAATTCTGTCGAGCAATTAAATGAGTCAGTAATAGTTCCTCCAACGCCTACTCCCGTAAATGAAGAACAAGCAAAAGTGTTGGATGTAATGACCAGAGACTTCAGATCTTTGATGAAGGCAGTCGATAAAAAGAAAAAACAAGGTAATTTAAACAGTGGATTGGTTCAAACTGAATAATATATATGGCATCTAAACCTACCCTTTTACCTAAATTGTCAAATAGTATTGGTTTGAAACTACCATCTACTATTGGAATGACTTTACCTTTACAAAAGGGTAACAATGGATATTTTGCACAATCATATGATTCTATTACACAAATAAAATCAAATTTATTGAATTTTTTCAAAACAAGACCGTCTGAACGAAGATTCAATCCCCAATTTGGAACCAGACTATATAATTACTTGTTTGAACAAAACATTGATGGATTTGATACGATTCTTCAAAATGTAATACGAGAAGATATACAAACTTGGTTTCCGAGTGTATTTGTAAATAATATATTTTTGGACATTTCCCCAACACAAAAAGCGGAGGATGCTAATAATTATATAGTTAGAATAAGTATACAATTTACATTTAATAATCAAACAAGTAGCTTTTCGTTTATCACAACGAATAACATATAAAGTATGGCAAATACAATACAAAAATCATTCCAACCTCAGAATAAGGATGTTAAATACCTTAATCGGGATTTTAATTCATTCAAACAAGGTTTGATTGATTTTGCCAAGAGTTATTATCCGACTAGTTATCAAGATTTTAGTGATGCGTCACCTGGCACAATGTTCATTGAACAGGCAGCATATGTTGGTGATGTTCTTTCGTATTATATAGATTATCAATTCAAAGAAAGTCTTCTTCCATATGCGGAAGAACGTAAGAATGTTTTGACATTGGCCAAATATCTTGGATATAAACCATATGCAGCAAAAGCTGCGACCACTCAAATTGAACTATTTCAATTGGTTCCATCAAAGACTGATGTTGATGGCAATTACATTCCTGACGAATCATATTGTTTGTCTATTCAACAATATATGCAATTGGAAAATACGTCTGGACAAAATTTTTTGATTGCTGATACGATTGATTTTTCCGTTGATACTTCATTTTCACCTAGAGAGGTGTCGGTATATTCCAGAGATGCTTTGGGAGTTCCTCAATTTTTCCTTCTACGAAAAACTGCGGATGCATTTTCAGGTAAATTGGTTACCAAAACTGTGTCTGTTGGTGCCGCAACTCCATTTTTTCATATTGAATTTGACGAAACAAACGTATTGGAAATAATAGATGTGCGTGATAGTAATAATAATAAGTGGTATGAAGTAGAATATTTGGCACAAGAAGTAATTTTTACCGAAGTAGATAACAACGAAACTAACGATGGAACTTTTTATGTATATAAAACTGAAGTTCCAAAAATAATGAAGTCGTTGATGACTTCACGAAAATTTACAAGAAATATTACTGCTGGTAATACAACCTATCTGGAATTTGGATCAAACACAGATAATGTTGGAGATCAAATTATATATCCTACTGCAGATGTAGTTGGCATCGGATTATCTAATATTAGAAATATTGATATTTCTCTTGATAGTGGCAATTTTTTGAAAACCAATTCATATGGTACGGCTCCTTCTAATACCACATTGACAATAACATATGTTGTAGGTGGAGGTCTATCATCAAACTGTAATGTAAATGAAATAGTAAGAATAAATTCATATCAATTGTTGAATGATGCAAGTTCCTTGAATCCATCTCAACAAAATTTGTTTAATACAATCAAACAAACTTTGAAAGTCAATAATTTTATTGCTGCAACAGGTGGAGCCGATCAAGAAACTGTAGAAGAAATTCGTCAAAATGCTATAGCGACTTTTGCTTCTCAAAACAGAGCGGTGACCAAGGACGATTATGTTGTTAGAACATTTGGTATGCCTTCTCAATTTGGAAGTATTGCAAAAGCATTTGTAAAATCTGATGCAGATCTAAATTTTGGTTTACAAAAAAATGTAAGTGGATATGTTGACTATAATAATAATGCGACGGCTACTACTAATGCAGTCGAAAATTATTTCAGAAAAATAAATTATGATATTAGCAATCCATTTTCAGTTAATTTATATGTTCTCGGATATGATTCAAATAAAAATTTGACTCCAATAAATGATGCGTTGACATATAATATCAAACAATATCTTTCAAAATATAGAATGTTAACTGACGGTATCAATTTGATTGACGGATATATAATCAATATCGGCGTAAAATTTAAAATTGTGACTTATAACAATTATAACAAAAAAGATGTTTTGGATCAATGCAATCAAGCAGTCCAAGACTTTTTTGTGATTGATAAGTGGGGATTTTCACAACCAATCAATTTGAGTCAACTTCAATTAGAAATTGCAAAAGTTGACGGAGTTCAATCTGTTGCAAGTTTAGAAATTATGAATCTTACATCTGTTGATGGAAATTATTCTCCATATCAATATGATATAACAGGTGCTACAAAAAATAATATCATTTATCCATCTTTGGATCCGTGTGTTTTTGAAGTTAAATTTCCAACCGTAGATATTCAAGGAAGCGTAATGTAATATGCACACATTTATATATCCATCAAAAGACTCATACATAACCAATGAAATCGGTTATGTTGATAAAAATTTTGGCATTGATGAAATTTTGGAATTAAAGTCAATTCCTCAGTTGAACAAACTCTTAAACTTATATACAAATGTACCTGTAAGTGGAACATACGACTCTTCAATAAAGAATTACAGTGGATCGTTCTACGGATATATTAGTGGAAGTGACACTTCTGCGCAATTTTATATTTCCGGATCGTCTGCATTTACTTCTTCCAATTTTAATGGCAGAGTATCTGGTTCTTATAACGGAACACCAACTACAGGATCTACACTCAGCGGATTCAGTGGAAATGTTAGTGGATTTGTAACAGGAAGTTTAACTGGTTCGTTTAGAGGAACATTGTCATATGCGACCGGTGTACTAACTTCATTTAATGGATATTTGATGGGAACTGTATCTGGAACAATGGAAGTATATGAACCGTATTATACCTATTATAACAGTCCAGAATTGAGTAGAATATTAGTAAAATTTGATCTTTCGAATCTTTCCTCTTCAGTTGCTTCGGGAAATATTACTACAAATAATATAAAATTTTATTTGAAGTTAAAATCAACCGAAACCGATGAAGTTCCAACTGACTATACAATATATGCATTTCCAGTAAGTCAAAGTTGGAATATGGGAACTGGTAGATATTCAACTGGCGGAAATTCTATTGGAGTTAGTTGGAATTATACTAATGATAATGGAACCGACGCATCTTATTGGTATGGAACCGGATCAAATAACGTATACTCAACTACCCATGATTATTTTCTAACACAAAGTTTCGCAACTGGATCATTCTCAAATCAAGGTGGAACTTGGTATTATAATGTACCAAATTCATTCGTTCAACCTACGTCAAGTGTCAAAACTGCATTTTTCAATACTGCAAGTTCTACTCCTACATTTGAAAGTCAATATTCATCAAGTCTACAAACAAGTTTGACTTCCAGTTTTGCAGGTTTCTTGTCATCCAGTTTAAATTTGATACTATCAAGTTCACTTTTGTCAAGTTCAAATGCGGCACAATCATATAATTTTATCAATTCGTTCGCAACGACGACATATACAAATACCTCGGCGAGTATTTCAAATTCACTTGCTTTAATTAATACATCAAGTTCTGCATATCAAACTGAATATACTTCAAGTATTTTATTTTTGAATAGTTTATCTTCAAGTATACAAACAATATTGAGTAATTCTGCGTCATTGGTCACGTATACTTCTCAATCATATCAATACGTTCTTTCACTTTCAAGTAGCGTAGCATCTTCTACTATATATTCTGATTTGTATAATAGAATAAATAACTTGGTTACTGCAAGTATATCGTCAAGCGTATCATCTTCGTATGTTTACAATGCATATACCTCCTTTTCTTCAAGTTTGTCCAATCAACTTTCGGCAAGTTATTGGTACAGTTCAAGTGGATGTGCATGTGATCCAACCAATCAAACTGCAAGTTTATCTGCAAGTTTGTTGAATCAACAATACTTGAGTTATTTAAGTTCGAGCGAATCTGCTTCTATTATATCAAGTTATAATAGTTTGTTGAACGCAACATTCTCATCAAGTGTTCTACAAAACTTCTCATCGAGCTTGATATCATATTTCAATCAAGACATTTATAATTTGCAAGTTTCTACTTCAGCGAGTGTTGCATCATCTTTAACACAATCATTTGCATCCAAATTCTGTTCTACATTGTCTACCGGAAGTTCTTTGTTGTCATCGCAAGCGTTTAGTTATACGACATCTGACATCAATATGGATGTTACCAACATTGTTAAAGGTTGGTTATGTGGATGTGTTCCAAATGAAGGCATGATTTTGATGACTTCTCTTGAATTGTCTGGAATTGACAATATTAATGGAACAATTAAGTTCTTTAGTAAAGAAACCAATACCATTTATTCTCCATATTTGGATGTATCTTGGGACGACAGTGTATATAATACAGGAAGCATGGTTCCTCTTGGAGGATATAATCCATACACAGTGGTTGTAAAGAATCTTAACAAAGAATATAAATTCGGTTCATTAATAAGAATCAATGTATTTGCAAGAGAAAAATCTCCACTCAAGAATTTTATTAAAGGTACACAACAAAGTCAATATTTGAGTTCAAGTTTGTTATCATCAGATACATATTACGCAATTAAAGATAATGAAAGTGAAAACATGGTCGTAGACTTTGATGATTATACCAAGTTGAGTTGTGATGGTTCTATTCATTATTTTAATCTTGATACTACAACTTTGCCAGTTGCTAGATATTATAGATTGCTTATAAAAACAACAATCAACGGAGAAGTTAAGATTTTTGATAACGGCAATATATTTACTATAACAAGATGAGCATGTATCAAGAACAAATAAATAACTTTATTCATAACGGAATATATCAATATCAATTAGATACTTTTGGAAATCTCGTTGTGGATGAAAACAATCCTAGCTTTTCTACTCAATATTTGAAAGTAGGATTATATGATTTTAACTATGATGTCAATAAAATTGAATCTCTTCTTCCTTCTGTAAAATTTGAAGAATTTATTCCTGTGTTATCTACTCCAATAAATGTCAATGTAAATACTTCCAATAATTATGTTGAATCCGTACTTGCGGCAAGTGGAAGTGTTAATTCTGTTTCATCACAAGCTATTGCTGAACTTGAATATACTATACAACAATTGAAGGCTGAACGAGATGATGCAAATACCAAACTAAATAACATTATTGCAAAATTGACTCCACCATCATAATTTATGAATTTTCCATATCCATTGGTAAGCACATTCACGAGCAGTTTCAATACCGCATCGTATTTTAATGCAGATGATGTAAACAATTATAATCAAAACACAAACAATCCGGACATTTTTTTCGGAAAGTCCGATAGAGATGTAGTTGAGTTTTCTTATTTTAATACAATCGGAGAACAAAATGGTTGGATATACAAAAACCCAGATGTTCAATATTTGTCTCAAGTTGGTATCTATACTGATGTAGACAAAAACCAATTTACGTATAATTATCGTAAAGTCAAAACCAATTATATTAACTATCAAAACAATCTTTTGATAGACATTGGTTCTGATTTATCTGCATCAAATGTGTTTGATGGTCAACATATCACGTCATATAATTTTACAAGAATCGTAGCAGGCAGTCAAAATTATCCACTGATAATATCTGAGATTTCTCCTTCAAGAACTGAAGTGAAGTTGATTCCGACTTTTCAAAAACAATCCGCAGATAAAAATGTTTTCTATGAAAATCTTCATTACGAAGCATTTTGTAGAAAATTGGTGTTAATAGAAGATGTAGTCGAGTTGATTGTGGCGTCTCTTGATAATTTTAATTGTGAAGATAATTACAAAGCATATTTACAATCAAATCCATCAGATATTGCAAATTTTAAAAATACATTTGGATTCAAATCTGACGCAGATGTTATATCGTTTATAAACGCAATTTATGATGGATCGCAGAAACTTCAATTGGATTTGTTTAACAACACGACAATAAAAAATTTGTTTGGTGTTAAAAATTATATCAAATATTGGTTATATACATATTCAAAAAATATAGTAAGTTTCCAAGAACTCAATCAACAAATTAAATACATAGTTCAGAAAGAATATTTGAATGAACTTGCTATAATCAATATTTTTAATGCAGATCTTACAAACAATCTACAAATTGTTTCTACAATAGTGTATGACAATTTTGTACAAACAGTATTGCGTGTAATTGAAAACTCGTTTTCAAATAAATTTTATTCGTATTACAAAAATGCATTAAATTTTGGAAGTGGATTGGTAGTTAAATTTATCGATCATTCATTTTCATCTCAAAATGAAAGTGAGTCAAAACATATAGAATTGCTTGTCAAGCTTGATAGTCCATTATCATTTGATTATGCAGTAAAAACCAAATGTTGGATTTCGAACATTAGTATCGCTCCAATTGTTCAAAATGTCATTTTGATGCCATTGAAGACTGTACCACAGTATAAAATCGGTGGACCTGACTTCTCTGTAAAAATTAATAATGCAAACAAATATAGTTACAATAATATTGATTCACTTGATCAAAATTTATCAGACTCAACGTTGTCGCAAATCAATATAATTGATAAGTTAAAAAATTTAAACATCGATTATAGTAAGTTTGAAAATTTTGTAATATTTTCATCAGCAGCAATTAGAACCAAAGTATTTAAGAATAAACTAGAATCTATAAATAATAGTAATTCTCAAATTCAAATATTATCATCGGTTGCAACTTCTAGTAACACAATAATTTCTGCATCATATTCAACTGAAATTCAATCTTTACAAAATAACATTCTTTCAATTCAAAATTCATTTGATGGTTATGAATCGTATTTGTATACCAATCAAACATTGATTCAAGGTTCATTATCAGATACCAATTCTAACTATTACAATTATATCACGGACGCTGAAAATTACGATATTCAAAATATAGATAGTTTGGTAAACAATACTCCGGAATATTTGAAGCTTAATGAAGATAATAATGATTATTTATTGTTCTTATCAATGGTAGGACATCATTTTGATAACATATATCAATATGTAAAATCTTTCCCTATTTTAAATAGATCTACTTCAAGTGAAGATTATCTTCCTGATTTAGTTTATTATATGTTAAAGACTTTCGGATGGGACACGTCCACCGATTTTGCTAACAAAAGCACAATCTTAACATACGCATCTGATTCTTCTGTAGTTTCATCCAAAAATAAAAATGAAATCATTTGGAAACGAATTTTAGACAGTCTTCCACAAATTTATAAGACAAAAGGGACGGAAGAATGTATCAATTTATTGTTATCATGTTATGGTGTTCCATTAAATATTTTAACTATTCGTGAATTTGGAGGAAACGATATATTCCAAAGCAACAAAACTAGTTATGTATATGATGCAAAATATTATTTTACCAAATATCAATCTGGAACAGAATATGTAAAAATTCCATATACATCATCTGCAAAGTCTCTGGAATTCACTTTCAAAACAGAAAAGAATTATGTCCAAAATCAAAAAATAAATTTGGTATCAAAAGACAATTCGTGGAATCTTTCATTGTTGAAATCTAAAGTTGATAACTACGGCGACATAAGTTTTAATATACAAGATAAATCAGTAAAGATAGAAAATGTTCCTATATTTAACCGTGACATTTTCTATAATGTATTGTTAAGAAGAAATTCAACTTCATCGTTAGTTGATACAAACTCTACTGAAGATTATATTCCTACGCAATACGATTTGATTGTGAAGTCATATGACGGAGACCGTGAAGTATTTAGTCATTCATCAAGTATAGTTTTAACCAGAACATATAATCAAACATTTTCACAAGACGGTTATTTATATTTTGGAAATTATCCTACATCAAATAGAAATTTTACCGGACTTTTGGATAAAATCAATATA